TGGCACAGATACGGGCGTCACGGCTTGGCCTCCTTGGCTTTGTGCCATGAATTAACTGCGTCTTCTTCGTCTTGATATATTCCGTATCCATCTTGTCTACAAACCATGCGAGTGAGTAAATCCCCCGCCTCCTCCAGCAGTTTGATGCGTTCCTTTAACCGCAGGTTCTCCTCATCCAACAATTGCTGCTGCCGGATGATTGAGTTTGCTTCGTTGAGTTCGCGTTCGAACCTCCTGCACAGCATACCAAGCTCTGCCACGTTGTGCGGTGTTGAGTCTGATATCGGGGTATCGCTGATCATTTTCGTGGGGTCAGGAATATGATCGCTCATTTCGATTCCTTGTTCTTGCGATTCCTTGTCCAATAACTGACCTCATAGTTCTTCACCTTCTTAGCCGCTTTGTGGATTTCTCCAGCTTCCTTCTTGCTGATGCTGTACACTCCGGTGCCGCCATCGATTATGCTCTTAATCCTGTCGCTCATCGGCCACCTCCGAGTGCGTAGTGCAGGATCAGGAGCGCATCGCAGTTCTTCAATGTGACGTCTAGTTGCGGGTAAAGCTCCTGGGCCTTCGACTTGAGCTTGCGCTTCCATTCAGGACCAGTAGCGCATGACCGCTTTCCACCGAGTCCAAGAGGATCCTGCCAGATCTTAGGCTCCACGCGGTGAAGCGCGTAACCTTGAGAGTAGGCCAATCCTTGGACGATGCCGTAGTTTTCATGGAGCGTTGCCACGCTTGCTGAGGGCGTGAGCTTGGACACGAACTTGGGTACCTTCTCGATCCATAGGTGACTGTCCGCCACCTTGAATCCGCTGAGGAGTTGCGCCATATCCGGTAAGGACTCGGGCATTGCGAAGAGAAGGATGCCGTCCTTGGTGTGGATAGCGAACCCCCCGTTTACGCCTGGGTCACAGGCTACGATTGTTTTGTTCATTGGTTTTTGTTTGTTGGGACCGAATAGTGAGAGAGTGGCCGACATAGATCCCGGCGATCACGCAGAATGGCAGCAGGACCGCCATGCACACGATTGTGATGACGGTGTTCATAGGATCGTGCATCCAAGTTCCTTGTAGCACTTGATCCGTTTCTTGGAGTGGGCTTGACCCAGAGGATGGAAGGTATCCTTGAAGTCATGGATGATTGCAGTGTCCTTACCTGGTGCCCGCCGCAGCGCACGGCTGGCCCGCTGGATGGTTTTCTGTGCGGACCGCCCTCCAGATACCATTACGAGGGTGTGGACGTTAGGAAGGTCAAGCCCCTCATCGGCCAGCGAGGTGGCGATCATGGTTGAGATGTTCCCTGCCTTGAACTCTTCCATCGCTTCCCGGCGAAGCTTCTTCGGCATCTTCGAGTGAACGAGTACGGAGCCGCTCAAGGACAGGTTGTAATATTCTCCGAGTGTGACTCGTGGAACCAGAACGAGTGTGGGATACTGAGGACCACCGGCTGCGGCCATCATGATTGCCATGTGGTTTCTGGCTTTGTTGCCACAGATACCGATCTCGGTAAGTGCTTCCCAAGCGCACATGGCCCGAAGGATGGGCTGACTGACTTGCATGTAGCGTTTGCGATCCGCAAACAGCCTCTCGATTTGATCATCGATCCTCTGCTGGAGATGGAGGTCAGTGGCAGAATGCATGTACACGGTTGCATGAGCGAGTACACCGGCCAGTTCATCACGCTTGATTTCGTACTGCTGAAAACGAAAAAGCTTTTGAAGTTCATGGTTCCTATCTGGGTCATCGGACCAAGGAGTGGCATCGAAGCCGAAGATTGATCCAGGGCATGACTCAATGATCCTGCGCCATGTGACGGCGGGCGCATGCTTCGCCTCATCGACGATCAGGATGGCCTTCTTAGAGAAATCGACTGACTCATGTGGGCACCTGACTTCGACGCGAGAGATGTCCACTCCAGCAGCGATGAGCGCAATGGTTGCCTGCTGACAGGTCTCACGAGTGGGAGCGAGCCATCCGAAACTCACATTGGGAAATTTGGTAGCAGCGTATTTGATGATCGAGGAAGCGATCAGTGTCTTACCGCATCCTGCTGGTGCGATGATGAGTCCGCTATGGGCAAGCAATGCCCACTCGACGGCTCGTTGCTGGTAGGGACGAAGCAGAAATGCTTGCGTCGAATTGGTTTCAGGATGATCTTTGGTCTGCATAGCGTTCGTTGCGACTATGTTTGTTTGGGACTCGATCACCCCCGGGAGCTGCACCTCCCGGGGGCTTTCGTTTAGATATTAGATGGCGTCGAGATCAGCGGGCACCTTCTTCATGCGGCGCACTCGGAAGGTCGTCTGTTCGGCCCCGTGCTTGTCGGTGTACTTCTCCTCCTCGATTACGATCACGAGGGACAAGCCAACGAATCCCTGCAAGAACCGTAGGAAAGCCCCTCCAATGCTAAAATCGAACTCATCTCCATCAGCGATGTTAGCTTCGGTGGCACTGATGAGTGCCTGAAGCCTCCACATCATCGTGTCCTTGAGAACGAATCGGTCGCTGATGACCTCGCCCGCTGGCCCCTTGTAACGGAGGGTTGCGACGGCGTTGCCAGACTTGTCGAGTCCATCGTCCTTGCAGGAGTTGACGGTGACGGTGTATTCGCCGGGAGCGGCGAACGGCTTAACTTCTGCGGATGCTCTATCTACTTTGAATGTCATATTATTGTGCGTTGGTTGATGTTTGTTTATTCGGACTGACGAGCCGCCCACGCGGGCAGCGAGAGTGTTTGTGTGGTTGAAGGGTAACAAGGCCAAGAGTTGAGTTCCTGGCATTCGATAAAGGTGCGGAGCTGCTCGTCGATAATGGAGTTACCAAGATCGATGGCCTGCTGATCGAGTTCGTAGCAGCAGACTCCGTAGGGTGCTTCCTTCTCGACTGCGATGAAGATGAACCGGTTGATGCCGGTGATGCGCTGATACCAAGCGGCTTGAACGTGGTAGCGAAACTGAGCGCATGACTTGGCGAAGGCCGCGGGTGAGGCGTCTTGGGTTGTCTTGAGGTCGATGATGTAATCCTTGCCAATCCCATCGATACGGGCTTTGACCTCGATGCCGGACCATTCGGCGAAGTAGGAGACCTCGGTCTTGATTCCATCCAGTAGGCCAGCGGCAGCAGGATGAGCGTGTACCGCATCGGCTGCTCCGGTGAGGTTGTTCCACTGATCTTGAGGCAGCGGGATCTGTCCGTTGTCGATGATCAGTTGGAAGTCCTCCTTACCCTGCTTGGTGCGACGATCCCCGGTGAACATCCTGTAGGTCAGGATAAATCGTTCCGGCTCCAAGACGGCGCAATGGGCGGCGGTACCGAACTCCAGCGCGGGACTGGATTCGTTGCGGGTCTTTCCATCCTGCCAAGAGCGGAAGTGCGCGGGCGACTTACGGAACTGATCGAGACCGGACTTCGAGAGTGCTTTCTCCGCGTGGTAATCTGAGGCGGGCATGTCGTGCATGATATCAACCATTGGAAACCTCCGTGGTGGCGATCTCAGGGGTGACGATGACGGCGAGCTTGCTGAGGATGAGGTCCGGCTTGGAGATGTACTTGGAAGCGACTGCATCAGGGAGATCGCGGAATGATTGGCCCTCCTGAATGCGACCGGCCTTGAGAAGCAGGGCGTTGACCTCTTGCTCGCGATCCTCGAACAGGGCTTCGAGTTTGGCGGTGATGTCGAAGCTCTTGGTAGGAGCGACCGATACCTCGGTGAGAGCGGGGGTAAACTCCTCGGTCTCTTCAGGTGTATATATGCCGGCCACAACCTCAGGGGCGAGCATGCGAACCGCTTTGGATATACAACGAGCGCGGAGCATTGCGGATGGATCCTTGGCCCATCCAGACCCCGGCTTGGCGGGTAATAGACCGGCCATCTTAGCGTCCTCGGTGGTGAAGGAGATCTCGCAAGCATTGCCATCGTAGGTCCAGAGGGCGATGGCGGCGCGGGAGTCAAACTGCTTCCAGAGGATCTTGCCTCCGCGGGCACGGTAACCAGCAAGCATAGCATCGGAGCGCATGCTCAAGGATCCGTTGATAATGTGGTATTCTCTCTTGAAATCGAACGGGGTCTTCTTCTCGGCGGCGCACTGCCACGCGATAAGCTTACCTTGTTCGACCTTGGTGCAGCCAAGCATTCCGCTGGCCGCGATCCACTCGCCCATCTTCTCGATGGCTGAGATGGGGTCTTGGATCTTGGAGTACATCTCGGAGTTATCCGAGGGTGTTGTCGTTGCGATTGAGTTGTTCATTGTGGGTTTTGTCGGAGGAGTTCCTCGATTACATCGGAGCGGACACGGATGGTTCTCTTCGTCGCCTTCATGGCTGGAAGTTTTCCTGACCGGATCCACCGCCTCACCGTCTCGGGATGAGTCCCGAGAGCCGAAGCAATCTCTTGGACGGTTAGAAGTTTTACGCTCACGCAAGCCAAAGTAGCAGCGTGTTGCAAACTGTCGAGAGTTTTCTTTCGGAAAGTTTACTCGTCGAAACCTCGGCGAGGTGCCATCGGGGTCAAAGACTGGCCGGATTTCTTCAATTCCTGAATGAATCGGTACTTTCCGATTGCCATGCCGCGATCGTAGGCTTTGTTCAAAAGTTGAACGCGAAGGTCATCCGAACCCTGGATGTAACTCTTGCTTCCAAAAACCACTTCAGCGTTTTTTCTTCGCCAGAATCCCACCAGTTGGGCGTAGCGGTCGAACTGCTCTGGATTGAGCTTCTCGAACGTGGTCTTTCCATAGGTAATCTGAGGATTTGGAATCGAAGGAATAACCCGATTGTCTGCGGTCTTTCGCCACACCTGATAGATGGAGGCGTTGAGTGGATCGGCTTCAATCTCGCGGGATTTCCAAGAATTCAGGAAATTAAACAACCAAGGGTTGCTGCCTTTTGGAGTCTGCAACACGGCTTCTCCCCAGAGATCCCGCTTGAGAGGAAGCTGCTTGCCATCCACAAATGGAAGCGCAGCATATTTTTCATTCAGCTCATTAGCGAAGCTTTTGATCACAGTATCCCCGGTGGTGACTGGAACAAACTCTCGTTGGGCGCGCATCAGGCTCCCTAGAATTCCCGGCTGAAGCGGAGATGTGGCGGTTGATAAGAATTTCTTGGTGATCGATTCCAATGCAGAGCCGCTTTCATTTGAAAGGGCTTTGATGAAGCCACTAATTCCATCCAAGAATCCTTGTTTTACCACAAAGTTGGCAGCACTGAATGCAATGGCACCGCCTGTTACAAGCCAATCTATCTCGTTTGTCCTGCTTCTTTCCTGAAGTCTTCTAGCGGTGCCAACCATCATTCCAAGTGCGCCGGCTGTTCCAAATTTAGCGAGGTCTTTGACGTCATCTCCCGCTTGAAACCTTGGATCTTGTCCTTTCAAATATCTATACAAACCGCTGGTATTAAGAGTTCCTGGAGGCATGACACCACCTGACTTGGCCAACTCACGGGCTTTGTTTGTCTCGCCAGGAGTATCAAGGTTAGGTGTAATAATACCTTTGTCGTACAGTTGGTTCCAACTTGCTATTACCATCGAACCAATAAGCAACTTAGAGGCCGCAAGATTCCTTTCTTTTGGTGTTAAATTTTTCCAATCTCTAAAAATACCAACAGGAGAAAAAGAAAGAATCTCTGCTGCCACGTTAATTGGCGTCTTTTGAAACAAGCTTAGTATTCTTATTGGTACATACAAAGGGCGAGCCTTGTTTTGAACAAAACGATTAAATCCAGCAACACCTTCAGTTGCGACATTGTTTTGCTGAAACACTGACCTTGCAGATTCAAACTCAATTAAACCGATATCATCAGCCGTGAACCCCTTAGCTCCTTTTTTGAAAGCATTATCTCCAATCAAATACAGGTTAGGATCTCTTTGGGCCGCTTTTATTTGATCGTTGCTTAAACCTCTTTTAATCCCCATCTCTTCGATTAGAGCGGATCTTTCGGCAGTTTTAAATACGTTATCAACAAATTGATTTATGCGAAATATAACATCTGGATATATGCCAAGAGTTGCTTCAAATGAGTTTCTTAGTATTGGAACATCTTTGGCACCATTAAACAGTCCGTCGTATACATTGCGGGCCGCTCTTGTAAAATTAAGCGGAGTTCCTGTATCAGATCCAGCCTCATAAGGATTGTATTCGGAACCTTTCTGCAATATCTTTAGACCTTCTGGAAGAGATCTTCTTAAGCTGTTTAATCTAGTTGCTGTTCTTGCTTTTAATCCGTATGTGTTACCAAGCTTTCCGCCAAACAAATTCTGATCAATTCCGTAAGCCAACATCTTTGCTGGTTCAGACACAAGCATGCTTGTTACAGATCCGGCAAGGTTTCCTACAAGAGAGATAGTGTTTTGAACAGATCCTTGAACAAGTGCCAAATACAATTCTGTCAAAGTTGAAGGATTCATTTTTGATATCTGAGTAATCAGATCAACATCAGCACTTTCCTTTAACGTGTTTGCTAAATCTAAATCTCGCGCAGCAGTTATCTGTGCGTTTTGATCTCCAGCATCAGCAGCTTCTTTTAGTTTTAATTTAGCATTTTTTACTGCATCAGAAGTGGTTCTATAAACATCCATCATATCTCCCAACTTTTTAAGCTGAGGACCGTCTGGAGTTCTGCCCCGCTCCGCCATCGACTTGGTTACAAGATATGTAATTCCTTCTCTGGTGGTAGAGTTTAGGAGTTTGGCCTGATTGATAAGTTGGCCAAACGTAGTGAGCTTCTTCGCTGTTTTAAGAGTGGTATCTACTACGTCGCTTATTCCTCCCGCTGCAAGCTGTCGGTTCAGCAGCTCTACAGCCGAAGCAATGCGAACATTTGATTCTGGATCTACGATGTCAGCATTAAGTTCACCGGTTGTTTTTGCTGCGGCTTCTTGCCTTGTTTGCTCTAGGTTCTGCCTTTTGTAAGACGCCTCTGGAGATGCCGCTACGGCTTCACGAATGACCGGAGGAACGCCAGGAGCGGCGGCAACACGCTCTGCAAACCGACGAGGTTGCATTCCGGTGGGCACTTGAACCGGGGAAGGCCGCTCTATCAGTCGAGCCAGTTGAGACCCAAATTCAGCGTCATCGAACTTGCCTTTGAAGTTCTGTCTGGCGTAACGGATTCCCGCAGCAACACCATCGGCCACGCTTCCACCAGCGCGGATGACTGCTTGAGCCACTGACAACGCACCGTTCCAAGCCGCGCCCATGAGCTGAGGGAACGGGTTTGCGCCAAGACCAGCCTCCACTTCAGTGCGAAGACCTTCGAGCTTCTGAGCGACCCCTTCGGCTTTCTGGCGGAACTTACCTTCTGTGGCAAGCCGCTCATCACGAGCTTTAAGACGTTCAGCCAAGATGTCGTCAACAGACCGAAGCGGAGTTCCTTCTGGTTCTCTGGCTGGAAGCATTCCTCCCTCCCTGGGAGCGGGTCGTTCTACCGTAAGTTCAGGAGTGATAATCTCGCCGGAACGAACAGGTTCAGCAGGAACTTCTGGAGTTGGTTCTCCGCGCATCAACTCCTCGGCGGTAAACTCCCGTCGTCCAAGTACCTTTCGTATTGCAGCGGATCGTTCGCGAAGTGCCTGACGCTCACTAGCGCGTTGAGCTTGAACTCCCTCAGCAGTTGTAAGGGTTTCTGGACGAGCAGACTCAGCTTCTACAGCGATACGCTCATCACGAGTACGGAGTCGTTCAGCCAGCAAATCCTCTACAGAACGAAGCGGAGTGCCCTCTGTAGGCGTCGGAGCCTCTGCTTTGATGACAGGGGGTTCAGGAGTTACAGTTCCTCTCCGAACCGCTGTAACTTCTTCAGGAGTTACAGAAGCTCTCCTCTCCATTACAGGAGGTCTGTTCCTGTCCTCAAATATTTCTGCGACTGTCTTGAGAGGAGTTCCTGAAGCCGCTGCTGACCTTTCTAAGGCAGCTTGTTGAGCGGCTTCTTGAGACTTTTTCTGCTGCTCGACAAAGGCGTTTTCCTTCTCAAGAGCAACCCTTTCCTCATCGGGAACAAATCGAGAACGAGAGCGCGGACCTTCTCCAACGGGTTCCTTGCTATAGACGAACGGTTCATCAGGGTTCAGTTCGTTTACATACTTCCTGAATTGAGTCTTAAGATTCTCAACCGGAACGATCCGCTCCATCTGATCAAGTAGGCCACTGACTTGGCCTATCGCCTCACCAACGGTTTTCTTCTGGGAAGCAAGGTTGTTAAGGATATCAACCTGAGTGACATTTTTCCCGGGAACATTAAGCGAACGGGCTACTTCCGCTCCAAGACCAGCGGCAAACAAGGTTCCGATCAAAGCCTCGTAGGAAGCCTTTAGCTTTTCTTCTGGGGTAGCGTTTGGATCTGAGATCGTCTGCAATGCAATGCCGGCGGACTCAGCGGATCCACGGGTGATCTCTGGAACCAGCAAACGGGGAATGGTTTTTGCCGCTTGATCAACAGTACGAGCCGCTTCTGACGCACGAGTTAAATCAGCAATCTGTGCAGCGCGAACGGCGGCAGGAGTTGTTGATTCTGCAAACTCAGCACCTGCTACGAGCGATGGAATGCGAGCAGCCTGACGAGCGGCTCCGGCAATACCGAGGCCCATCACGTTCATGGGGGACAAGAGGTCCGCGGACACTTGGCCCAACACTTCGCCAGCAGGGCGGGTGACGTACTCGGGAATCGGAGTGTACTCGCTTATCGTTTCTCCAAGACTGCGACCAATTCGAGCTGCTCGCTCACGTTTCTCGGTGGATGCAGATCCAAGAGCCATGATGCCTTCTCGTTCGATACGAGAGGCTGCATCAAGCATTTCCTCTGGCTTTCGATAAGTGTCCCTACCAAGAGCCTTATCAATCAACACGCCAGGAGTTTCGCTTACTTGCTGAAGAACTCGTCCAGCGGTTGCGACATCTTGTGGGGTTGGACCACCGAACGCCAACGGAGCGGCAAGACGAGCCAATGAAGGGGCCACAGACTTGGCCTTCTCATACAGGCTAGTCGGCTCTTGAAGCACCGGAGCATTCGGATACTTCTGCTGCCCAGCAAAAGCGAATGCCCTATTGATATCCTCTTGATCTGGATCCCTGTCGCCTTCTAATTCAAGAGTAACGCCAGTGGCGTCATTTGTAACTTGATAGATTGGCATAATTACTTGCTTATACGTCTAACAGTAAAACCCTTAATGTCAGTGGGTTTTGTGGCTTCTGTTTTTTTTGCACCAGTAGCAGCCGGTTCATCATCAAAAGCTTTGTTTTCATCCTCTCCGAGTGATTCGTAATATGCTTTTCTCATCTCTCGCGTGTAGTATCTTGGAAACTCTATTCTTTCCATCCTCTGACCAGTCATAGGGTCCTGAGTAGAAACTACTTTTGGCTCGTCAGTTACTGCTTTCTTAAGTGCATTATCAATCAAAGCTTTATACTCAGGATAATTGGCAGCTATGTCTTTAAGTTGATCTGGTGTCCCACCTATTGGACCTAGGCTAATGTACCCTGATTTGCGCTTCCTTTCCTCGTCTTCTGTTCCCTTTTGCGCCTTCTCGTAAGCAGCCTGTTCTTCAAGAGATTCAATCGGCTCTAAAGCCGGGATTGGCATAGCCATTGATCCACCAAGCTGGTAATTGGGCCTTGCCCTAAGTTCGCCAACCAATGACGGGCGTTGAGCCTCGCGCTTTTCACTGGCTTCTTTTGCCCGAGTTTCTGAAGCAGCTTTATCGCGGGCAGCGATTAATTTAATCTCGTCCTGAAGCCTCTGCTGCCGTTCAGCTTCCATTCGACTGCCCAACCTTTCTTCATTCAAAGACTTTAAGTCCTCTTCCATCAACGCCCGCTTCGCATAGTTCCGATTCCGGATGTCCTCGTTGGTCCCGGTGAACTCGCCGGCAATACCTCCGGTGAGCATGGAGAGACCCTTCATGAAAGGGTTGACGCGCTGATTGGCCTGCTGTTGAAGCAAGGCTCTGATCTTGTCGGTTTCTTCTCTGGTAGCCATAAGATATTATTTAGTAACCCTGCAACGACCGCATCGCACCCCGTCTCCTGAATCCGCTCATGGCGGCATTCATGATCTGATCGGGATCGTAGTTGATGTATCGGTACTGGTCCTGCTGCTGTTGGGAGTTGGCCAGCAAGTCAGCGTAGAGCTTGGCGAAAGGATCGGCCTGACGATCGGGTAGAGGGACTTCCTTGGTTCCCTTGGTGGGGATGACGGTTTCACGCCTTACGAGAGGGGTGACTGGCTCCCTAGGGGGAAGGGGGGTTCCAGTGTAGGTGCCGGTTCCAGTGCCGGTGCCGGGTCTAACTCCGCCACCGGGAGGAGTTGTGGTCGTGCCACCGCCAGGAGGAGTAGTCGTGGTTCCACCACCGGGAGGGGTGGTTACAACAGGAGGCTTAGTGGTATCTTCGACTGGATTCTTTTCAGAACACTTGCCTCCTACACAATCAAATTGTTGTGTTTTATAATTCCACTTATAACCATTTTGATCAGTAGGAAACACTTCTCCGGTTGGGCTGGTGTAATCTGCTAACTTATCATCTTTGCCTCTATTACTAGCTATTGTCCAAGGTGAATCCTTAAACTCATCACCCGGCTTAACTTCTGGTTTTGGAACATAACCAGGGGTAACATTAGTGGTTCCACCAGGACCAGCCGTTACATCTCCACCAGTGTTATCAAACCCACCTACGCTAGTAGTTGTAGGTTCATCCGCTCCAACTGATTGATATGATTCAACTGGTGTTGGTGTTACTTGAGAAGTTGAAGGCGCGGTGTTGACTCCAAAATTAAACTTCTGAGGTACAACTCCTTTATCTAAATCTTCTTGAGATACTGAATACGCACTTGGGCGTATAATTGTATCCCTAATATTGTTTCTGTCAGCATAGAGAACATCTCCATTCTCCATTTGCCCGATAGGTATATAATCAGGAATCGTTCTTCCCGGTATTGAAACCGGTTCTCCACGAGTCACAACACCTTGAGGAACAGAAGGTGTTTGGCCTGCAAAGTCAGAGGGGTTTGCGTCAACCACTCCGATTGTGCCACCAAGATCACCTGGCGGAACCAATACGTTTTCACCCTTGATGTATTGCTCCTGATTTTGCGGTGTATACACACCTCCTATAAACGCATCCTGCTCATCCGTATTCCCAATGTTGGTTCGTATGGTGGGATTATCGGGTGTAAAATCAATTCCTTCTCCGGTTTTGAAAGTTGAAGGGTTGCTTAAATCTTGAGGAGCAGCCTGATATTCAAAACCTCCCGTCCTCCAGTTGTATGGAGCTTCTTGTCCATACGGATCTAAACCGTAAAACAAATCACCAACCCTGACTCCTGCCATATTGGGGACTAAATCTCCCATCTTGTATCCGGGATATCCCGGGAACTCATCTACGGCATTGGCCTGATTCAGGTCTTGAGCCAGATTATCGATTGCGTCAGCCATATATCAGTTTTTGGGGATTATGCTGTTGATTCGAGCTATCATCCAGTTGGCCACAAGCTTCTTTACCTTCGGCTTGTCCTTGAGCCACTTCGCGAACTTCTCGGCGTTGCTGTCGTAGAAGTTCTTGAACCACTTGGGTCCAACGAGTTCCTTCCAGAAGTAGAACGCCTCCCACTGATCGGGAATACACTCGCGAGCGACGAAGCATCCACCAAGCCCGAATCCCGCGTAGGATGATCCAAGGTTTCCAATCGCACCAGCATACCCCTTGAACTGATTCATGAAGGAGTTCGCTTGATCGGACTCGTATTGGTTCTGAGCGTTGGTCAGAGCAAAGCCGGTGCCCATCTTCATCAGGTCTCCAGGGCTAGATAGCTGCATTCCCTGAGTATACTGAGGAGTGATGAACGGAGAAGCACCCTGCTGAAGACCACCTAGCTGGGCAGCTTGAGAGGATACGGGCTGGAGTCCTAGGGCGGACTGGACGTTGGCGATGTTCTGCTGGCGACCGGACAACATCTGCTGTTGAGAAGTAAGCTGACCTGCAAAGCTCTGTTGCGCCGCGGTGTTCCGCTGGCCGGTGGCCGCGAGGATGTTCTGGAAGGCTTCCTGAGCGTTCCGATTGGCGGTGTCGCTTGTGCTTTGACCGCTCTGAAGCAATCCCATTGCAGCGTTCCAGCGTTGAGAATTGGCGTTACCAAGAGCATCTTGAATTGCGAGCGACTCACGAAGAGCCGAAGGATTGCCAAGAACATTGCCAATGGAACTTCCGCGAGCGCGAGCGGCCTGTTGGACCCGTCGCTCCATGCTTGGATCGAGAGTTCCAACCTGAGAAAGACCCTGCTGGATCTGACGCTCAAGCTCACTGCGAATCAACTGAGAAGCCCCTGTATCCTGTTGGGCACCAGGCATTCCAACCCTCTCGTAGGTAGGCGATTCTACCCGCGTATCCGGAGCGGCGGCATCCCCTTTAACATCGCTGAGGAACTGCTCGTAGAGATCGAACTTCCGAGGATCAAGAGCCTCTAGCTCGTTTCGACGCTGTTGGGCAAACTGCGTTCCATACTGCTTTGCAAGGTCAAGCTGTTTGCCAGTAAGCTCAGGGGCAATTGCAGCAGCAGCCCTTGCAAATGTTTCAGCTATCTGAACATCACCAATTGGCTTGTAGCCAATGATATTACCAGCTTTATCTTTTTGAGCACCGCTAAAATCGTATTCCTTTCCGTCATAAGTAACGGATGTTCCAAGCCTAGCGGCTGCATCTAATGCCCTTAGCTTTGGATACGTTTCAGCTTGGGCTTCTACAGCCTCTCTGTTAGCGGCTGCTAAATTCGGTGCCTCATATGATGCGCCCATAGGAAATCCTTTCGTTCATAATCAGTTTGAAGTACCTGTCAAAATCGTACAATCGGTTAATGCCTTTTCTTAAACCACCCAGCTTAGTGACGTTTTTAGAGCACAACCGCATCATGGCCAACCAAAGGGTTTGAACCGCATACGGCTCGGTGCCAATGGCAATCTCGATCCACGCGATGTGACCTTCTGGGAAGTTGTTGTTGAGATCCTCGGATTCCTCAATGGAGTTCAGAAACCGAACAGCTCCCACACCGACACACTTTCCTTCATCGTTCTTCACAATGCCAAACAGTTTCTTGGAACTAAAGATCCCGATCCAGTTGAGGATCTGATCCTCAGTCCATGACGAGCAGGTTGGCCAATGCTCTCGCAGTAGCTTGGCCGCTTCAATGTTTGTTGGATGTGCGGTCATTGCTGAGGACGCACAGAATCGACGAATCCGGAGAGAATGGTGGATTGCAGAGACAATCGACCAGCGTCTGCGGTTACCTTGAATTGCAAAGTATTCCAGCGGCCTTGGCTGATCAGGTTGTAAGCCTTCAGGAACTTCTGGCTTGAGGTGATCGCCAACGCGGAATCGAGCGTCACGAATGTGTCCGACATATCCTTGGCTAACGACACTGCGGCAGTCGTGGTGGCGGTAGTGTACGGGTTATCGAAGGCGAACTGAACGCTGTACCCAATCTTGTCAGGGATAGGTTCGTTGAGGTTGTAAGCCTTAGTGATCACCGTGGATTCGTAATTCGCACCGCCATCGGTGTACGCGGAGCTTGAGACCGGCGACAACCGGCTATTCGGGAGGTAATCGTTGAAGGACCAGACCTGGCCCGCTCCCGCTGACACCGAGATGATGTCGCCGGCAAACATGAGGACGGGTCCAAATGTTGAGAACGAGGTTGGGATGAAGTCGTTTACGATCCAGTTGTCCCAATATCCAAGCCAAGAGCGGGCCAGTGAGTGGTAGACGATGACCGCGTTGTTCTCGTTGAGCGCACCTTCGAGGGCGATATCGAGGCTGTTCTCGGTCAGGAGCGCGTACTCGCTTTCGATTCCGAGGATCGCTGGTTCATCGGCAACGAACGGAACCGCCAACAGATAGCGGTTGTTCCAGAATACACCGTCGCAGAGGTCGAGCTTGGTCTTGTCGATGCGACTGATGAGGTCGTTGATCGGGCTGGAGAGCGCGAGACCTACGCTAGTCTGGGTACCGGCTTGGATCTGTTGGAGAGATCGGATGCCGTCGCGGGAGAAGAAGAATACGTCAGGACCAACCGCGGTGATGGACCGGTGCGATGAGCAGCCGATATTGCCGCTGATGAGTGAAATGGTCCAATCGGCAGCATCCTGCGTAGGATCGGCATTTACGCTCCAAATAGAGCGTTCCTTGAAGACGATGAGTTGATAGCCGAACCAAGAGTAGAGTCCCTTGATGGGATCGCCATCGCCACCGATACGAAGAGACCCGAGAGGATCCCAGGATTCGCCATCGAGGATATCCGAGAAGTAGAGGGTATCGGGCTGGATGGATGTATCCGCGGAAACTGCGAACAACCGATTGGTATGGGTGGTTAGATAGATCGGCTTGGCAGGAGGCGTGAGCGATACAAAGGCTACGGCGTGAGACGAGGCGGCAGGAGAAATAGTAATCGCTGGAGCGGTCGTATAGCCGCTGCCAGGATTGGTGATCGTTATGAAAACAAGGTTACCATCGTTAGAAACAACCGCAGTGGCCGTAGCCGTGATGCCGCTGGGAGGGGCTGCGACGGTTATCGTTGGAATGGAGCCGTGATTCGATCCCTGATTGATGACATCGATGCGGCTGATCTTGCCGGCTGCGGTGGAGCTGTTGAGGTTCGCGCTTGAGACGTATTTCAGCGTTCCTAAACCGTCCGAATAAAACAATTTGTCATTTAATTGAGCAAAATAGACGTAGGAAGCGGCAGCGTTGAGCGTTGAACCCGAAATCAGGTTGTAGGAAACGCCGGGTGACCCGTAGTAGAGGCTCTTGGTAGAGGTGCTAAGGTCATTAACAGCGATGACAAGGCGTTCGGATGCGGCTGTATCGAAGTAAAAGCCGGACAATACCGTCGCGTTGATGGGAAGATTGCTGCCGAAGTTGGAAGTCGTTGACTCCCAGTTGGTGATGATGTCCTCCCAGTTGGCCGCGATGCTGTTGCCTGCCAGTGAAACGGCTCCTAGACGAGTGACGAGATTACCGAAGTCGTCATAATCCATGTTGATGGCCGATTCCATGCTGGTTGCAGGAATGCCATCGGGACGAGTGGCTGAAATTACGCCGGTCGAAAACCCAGTGCTTCCATCCAGAAGCATCTGGTCATCGAGAGCATCTGAGGATTGGAATGGCATGGCGGATTACAGGATGTCTTGGAACGTGTAATCGTACAAGCTATCTGGGATGATGCGGCTGATTTGCTGTTGTTGGCCGCGTTCCATGTCTTTCATGATGGCGACCTGAGCGGCTCCCTCTTGGAACTTGGCTTGGGCTTTACCGTACTGCCGAGAGTATTCGAGGAGATCGCCTTCAGTGTAGGCCATTAGAGCGTTCTCTACGCCTCGCAGCTCGAAGTTGGTATCGTTTGAGATGGTGACCGCCTCACCGAACTGCCGCATCTGCGACTGTTTCTTGGCGAGGATGAACAAGGTGCCATCGGCATTGGGCGTGGGAACAAGCTTGATGCGTGGAACACCGGCCTGTCCGTAGGCTGTTCCAATGAGCCGAGTCCAGTTAACGAAGTTGCCGGGGGTGGCTTTACGGCTATCGACGTTGTTCCAGGTATTGGGATCGAGCTGGAAGAACGAGACCCATTCCGCAGCGGGCACTTCGATGCCATCGGTATCTCCGGTGACCGTGAAGCGGATGGCTACGGGGAAATCGATGAAGGTGTTGTAACCGGTACCTGAAGCGTAAGCGGAGGCGACGTAATCCGAGAGGGTGATCATCTCATCGCCGGCGGTGACCGGATGAGAGATAATGCCGAGGGTATCGTTCCACAGGCAGGAATCCCAGATCATCGAGTAGCGGCGGATACAGAACTTCTTGGCCAACGCGATGGTGGCCGAGTCTGTGAACGACAGCTTGTCGCAAGCCGCCTGAGCCGCTTCGGAGGGTTTCATGCGAAGTATTCTTGCAAGATCATTGAGGAGCTGGTGCGGGCAAGGCTGTCAGCGTTAACTCCATTAGTAACATCTTGTAATGTTCTATTTAGCCATATTGAGGGGAAATTCGTTGGACCAGTGGCGTACAAATGAATCTTGTAAGTCACAGCGGATGCGGATGCAGGTGAATCAAGAATCTGGATGAATTGACTAGTGAAAACACTTCCACTAGTAGATCCAGTGCTATTTAAAGGAGCAATGCCGTACAACAATGAGCCTACGTTATTTGAGCCAATTTCCGTTCCATTACGAGTTATCCTGAATGCTCCGTAGGTTAAGCTTCCAGAAGCTCCAAGGTTGATAGCTATAGTAACCAACACCGTTGAGGCTGTGGATCTAGGAGTAATCGATGTGGTAAGCACCGTTATCTCAGTGCCAGATCCAGTGCTTGTAGCAACAAACGGACTTCCTCCAGCGGTGGAGTCTTGATAGAGGGTCTGTTTTACTTGAGGAGCATTGGAAGCACTTATCCCCAACGAACTCGCAGTGACAAGCCTTACCTTATTATCCGTTGCATCTTTGATCAGTACATTGTCGGCGGCAAGATCAACCGTTACGGTTGATAAGTTGGGAACCGTGATGTTGTCTGATCTTATCGCCAGCGTGTCGGTACCGGCATTTCCTATGGTAGTGTCCCCTGAGATATTAAGATCTCCGGTTATCCCAGCGTTTCCGTTAATCGAAAGAGCGTTTCCACCAAGAGTACCGGAGGTGGACAAATTTCCGGTTGCAGTAACCGCTCCAGTGACACCGAGTGTTCCAGCAATAACCGTATCTCCGCTTGCTGCCGCGACCGTGAATTTGTTGGTATTGACCGCAAAATTGCCGATTACCCCAGTGGCACCGGTCAGCGTGGAGGTTCCGGTGACCGCGAGGTTTCCTGGGACCGTGAGGTTGCCGGTGAGCGTGGTTGCTCCGGTGACATTGAGCGCACCGCCTATGGTCGCTGCACCGCTCGTAATGAGGCTTGAGAGGTTGGTAGCCCCGGTGACAGCCAAAGTACCCGCAATGGCCGTGTTGCCGCTTGCAGAGGCCACTGTGAGCTTGTTAGTGGCTACGCTGAAGTCTCCGGTGGTATTGACTGCAGCGTTGGAGACTTGGAGTGCGGAGTCATTGCCGCTGCCGTCGCTGATGGCTTTGAGCGATGCGCCTACGGTGGAGTTGTCGGAGTTCTTGAGTAGGCCAGTGTAGGTCGATGCAACGCTACTGCCTGTGAGTGGTGTTCCCATATCAGTTCTTCGGTAAAACGTACCAACCTGCCGGCAGAACCACCTTGGATGGCCCCACCAGCTTCTTATCTTTGTCGAATCCGTAGACGCTAGCCTTAGTAGGCTCGGCTAGCATCACGGGATCACCGTTTGGCACCAGGACCACCTTCGTCATCTGGCAACCCAGGCAGATCGGCAACACGGCCAGCCAGATCATTCTTGAGATCATCAGGTGCTTTGCCATGTTGCACATCGGTGGGTGGTGTTGCTCGTAGGAAGTCGAGGATTGCCCGAAGGATCTGATAGATCCAGTTCACGGCTTAGGAGCTTCGGCTTCCTTGGCATCCTTGGCCCAGATCAGGCCGATACCAGCGGTCACCGCGGCAATGGTCGAGGCGATGTCGATGTTGGTGCTGGCATCACCGTCGAAGGTAGCCCGAAGGGCACCACCGACAGCGATAAGGATTGCACCAACACCGGCGAGAGTTGTTTTCGTGTTTTTCATTTAGAGCGGAATAATCGAAACGCTGCGTAACAGGCGCAAAGTAAGCCGATCAGCGCGGTGATAAGCCTTACCCAGTCGGTGAGGATTGGAATAAACGAAACAGCGGTGGCACCTGCCGCTGCTGCTAGGCTGAGTCCAGGGCTGGTGCTGCTGTTTGTTGGTTCCATTACTCGGTGGGCTGGACGGCTTCAACCACCGGATTCGCCGCCTTGTAAGCCTCCACAACCGCCGGAGTCCACAACGCATTGGCAATATTCACCACCTCGGTCGGCTGACCTTCCAGCGAATCACCGGGGACGAGCGTATACTGAGCGGTAATCTCACTTCCGACAATCGCGCCGTCGCTGTCGTAATCGATTCCGGTCGTGACGAACAGCGAGTTGTTCTGATTGCACTGCACTGCGACAATATCAACTGGTACGATCATTGGATGGTGGGGCTAGAGGTTTGAGCGGCGGCGTAGGCTGCGACAGCGGCAGGAGTCCAGACAGCGTTGGCAATCGCTACAACCTGTTCCGGCTGACCCGTAAGGTCTGAGCCGGGAGCGAGACAGTAGCGGCGGAATGTGGAAGCCTTCACGGCTTCTCCATCGACGATCTGGTCCGCTAGTCGAACCTGAAGGACGGTTGAAGGGAGAACCTCGCAGAGCGAGAAGATGGTGCGTTCTGTTAGCATAGGGTTAGGCTGTAAAGTAAGTTGCAGTAAACATAATGCCCCCATTATCATCATAAGGAACGGCACTTATTGCGCCGCCTCCAACAGGAGATTGATACAATAAAAAACTAATTGAATTAGGGCTTGCATAAAGAAGTGGAAAATTGGATGCGGTTAAAGCAATGTTAGAGAAGTATCCAATTGTGCCGCTTGTGTAATTGTTTGCAATATTTCCAGTTGTAAAAGGAAGCCCCGCAAAAGCAAGATCTCCTGTTCCTGTTCCACCACCACCGTAAGCAAGATAAACTTGAACGGTTACAAGCCTTCCTACTTTAGTGTATCTTCCTGTGTTGGCAAAATAAGTCCCAATTGTTCCAGCGGTCGTGGTTCCAATCACAGTCGGCGTAAACGTCCCCTCCTCGTAATCGTTCAGTACGTTCGCAGTAGCCGTTCCGGTTCCGCCGGTAACAGCGGAGAAGTCGATGCCGGTGCCGGACGTAGTCATCACTACGTTGCCGTTGGCTATTTTTACGTTGCCAGTGGAGTCGATTCGCATCCGTTCAGCAGTTGCCACTCCGTTTGCGGTAACACCAAACACCATTGCGCTGGCGTAATTATTGTCCGTAGCGTTTTCCTTGATTGTTTTAATGTATCCCGCACGGCCAATCACCGTGCTTGGAGCTTGGAAAACATAACCCATGCTCAATCCGCCGCCGTTATTAATGGCAAGAGGAGATGTATCAATCACAGCCAGCGATTGAATGTCTGTTCCAGTTCCAATTGCACTGCGAACATCAAGTTTTGAACCAGCAATCGGTGTCGCCGTACCAATACCCACCCGATCATTTGTCGCATCAACCTTCAGCGTCGAGGTGTCCACCGTCAGATCGCCGGTAACAACAGCGGATGCAAGTGTCGAAACACCAGTCACACCCAGCGTCGTCCCCACCGTAGCCGCGCCGGTGATGGTGGCGGAAGCGAGGGTGGCGGTGCCGCCGGAGCCTAGGATCTGGTTGACGGTTACCTTCTTAGTGGTGCCGCTCGCGGTTATGGTGTTATCCAGCAGATCCACCATTGGCATGGGGAAGGTTGCCGGATTAACCGGATTAGCTGAAATGGCCGTTAAGGCTGTGATTTTTACGTCTGCCATATTAGTTAACTGTTAAGATTAGTTTTCCCAAGTCTTCTTGTGTTAAAAATGTAGAGCCATCCTCAATCACTATGCTTTCAAATGTCCCATCTGATATCACAATGTAGTCCGTTATTAACTCTAAAGTAAGCGGCTGTGCATCTTCGGTAACAAGAGCGCGTCTCTCGACAGGCGGATCGACGGGCGTGACGTTTCCGCCAGACCCACTCGAAGCCAATCGTGTTCCGAGAGCGAGTGTCACGGTTAGGAGCTGATGATTCCGTTGAACGCAACCACCTGACCACTGGAAATCTGGAAGCTTGTGATCGGCCCGGGAAGCGTAATGCCAGCGGGGATAGCCACTGCGGACCAAGTGCCGCTGATTCCATTACCGGTGATCGAGGTAAAGGTTGTTGCGGCAATCGTGGTGATCGCAACGAATGGGCCAGTGGTCAACGCGGTAGAGGTCACGAGCTGGAAGCCCGCATTGCCCATCGAATACTCGGTTGCCAGATTAGATTCTATGCTCATATGTCCCAAATTTTACGGATCTGATTCTTGCTGAAAGTGCTTTCAAAGCGGGTACCCTGCCGGTCTTCCATCCGGCTAAAGCCCTGCTTCACCTTGTCCTTGAGTTCGGCTTCGCGGGCAAAACCGGTAACCCCGAAGCGGGCTACCGGCTGCCTCGTCCAGCGTTCACCCTTGATCACAAGAGAATCGGTTCCCATTGGAGCGATTTGCTCCAAGGACTTGCCTTTGTTCTCGAAGGTGTAGATCGGCATGTTAGGACTCCATCTCGCTGTCGTACTCGGAAACCATGTTTCGCATACCTTCTTCGTCCATTGGTTCCATTGATTCCTTGCCGGCCTTCTCGTACTCGGCGGGCATACCGTTCACGCTTTGGATCTCAACGTAAGCCTCACCGTTTTCAAGCTTCTTGAGAATACCCCGAACTTCCTGTAGGACAACTTCATCACCAACCTCGGGGGAAGCCTGTTGGCCATCTTCCGTGTCAGTGGAAAGAGCCTCGACTGGAATCGCAATCATTGGCGCATTGTTGTCAGCCTCATCACATCCGCAAGCGGAATGAGAAGGGGCACCACCGATTTCTCGACGATGCCCCTTTGGGCCGACGGCAATCACCATGATGGTGGCCGTCTTAGGTCGCATATTACAGCGTGGTAGAGGTCTTCGTACGATGCACCAGGTACCACACCGGGTTAGCAGTCGAGCCAGTGTTACCAGCGGCCAAACGCAGAGCGGCGAAGTAGAGCTTCACACCAACGGTGACGAGCTGGTTCAACGGATCGCTCTTGTCGGGGGTATCGGTGATCACAACCTTCGGGGACAACGGATCATCACCGGTCAAGGCAGGGATACCGAACGACTCGTTACCGAAGAAGAACGAGGCGATGATGTCCTTGCTAACCGCCAGACCGCCACCAGCCGCAGTGGCCTGATACACGAACTCATCACCAGCGGTGCTGGAACCGGTGCTGACAAACGAGTTGGTCTGAGTGACAACGCGGCAACCGTAGATGGAACCCACCTCGCCCTTGTAGAACGGGGTACCCTTGTTGCCGTAGTTGGAGGCGTTCAACCAATCGGCATCGCGCATCAAATCACGGGTAACACGAGGATCGGTCGCCAGGACGTAGCCGCCATTGATCATCGGAGCGCGGTTACGCTTCAGACGAGTCATGGAATCGAGGACAGCAGAAGCGGTCATCGTGGTGTTGGCGGCGGTCGTATCGCTGTTCAACGCGGAGAAGGTCTGAGTGGTCAGCGTAGCGGGGTTACCGTACACCTTGATACCACCAGAACTTGCAACAGTGTTACAAGCGTCCGAGTTATCGAACGTACCAGCACCCTCAGCAGCGGAACCGATAGAGGAACCGCTGGCGGTGAGGTTAGAACCGATCAGGGTGTTACGAATGACCGAGTCAACCCAGAGGGCCATGTCCAGACCGGAAGTCTTGGTGGCCTGCTGGAGCGAGTTGAACAGGTCCGTAGCGCGGAGGATGTCGGTCAATCCGATCACCTGACCGTACTGAGCGAGGCTCTTGCTGAGGCTGTTGAGAACAAGGGAACGATAGTTTCCAGAGCTGATAGGAGTACCTTCAGAACTGATGGTCTGGACGCCAGCAACGCTCGGCGCACCAAAGCGGAACATCGTGATGGCCTTGTTACCATTATTCTTGGGGATCGGAGCCTTCATGGAGAACTGATCAAGAATCGTCTCCTGTTGGACGATCGAGAGAAGCTCCTTGCTGAAGAAGTTCTGGAACTGACTGGTTAGCGTGGTTGAAGTAGTAATGCCTGCCATATTTTAGTTGTGGTTGTGCTATTGGTTGCTTTCCCGATCGAACTCTCGTGTCGCTCGCATGAGCGCATCCCTTTGCTCCTTCATGGATAGCTTGGAAAAATCCTTTTCCTCTGCTTTGAGTTGTCCTGCCGGAACGCTTTTACCAATGGCGGTCTTCTGCTGGAGCTTATTGAGCTGTTCTTTCAGAGACTTATTCTCGGCTTCTACAGACTGAAATCGACCCGCAGTATCTTGGAGCTTCATCAATTCTACCGCATGGGCTAACCCATTGGGCAGCGTTGTTAAGATCGGAATGCGCTGCAACAACTCAACCGTTCGCTTGTACTCGTTACTGGACTGATCCTTCAACCAAGTCTCTTTCTCGGACAACTTGTTGAAATTATCTGCCCAGGTCTTCGTAAAGCGTTCCTGTTGAACCTGCTGCTGCTTCACACTCACGGTCTTACGGACGCCATCAGCCTTGGCTCGCGCTGCCTTGGCCAACTGAGAGTCACCGTCCGCATCGAATTCCTTGGCCGCAGCCTCGTAATCCTCCGCAGTGTAACCCTTCTCGTCCCGAAAAGAATTGGTATCGGCAACCGTGGATTGCTCCCGTTGCTTGATCCACTCTTCCCGTTCACGCCTCACCGCCTCGCGCTCGGCCCTGATAGCCTCCTTCTCAGCGTTGATTTGTTCCCAGGTCTTGGTCTTTCGATTCTGATCCTGGGCGAATTTGCTTTTCTGATCCTTCGGCTTCTCCTCCTTCTGCTTGGCCTTTGAATCGGTCTCTGACTTACTGCTCGTGCCTACATCATCTTGCTCGCGGTTATTAACCTCTTTACTGGCACTCCCCTCATTGGAGGAATCTTGCTCAACCGAAGCTGACTCGTTTTTATTTTGAGTCTGCTCCCGTGGTTGGCTGTCGATATCGACACCAGCATCGTGATCATTGGCCAAAGCGAGCATCGCATCGGCACTCATTGTTTCATCTGACATATTGTGCTTGTATTCGTTTGCTGGTCCGCACAGACGCAGCAACCGCAACTTTGATCCTATGTATTCGTGACAGAATCCGGATCATCTTCCTGTCCCGTAATTGATTCTCGGTCGGCCATCATCTCGATGACCTTCACAAGACTGGCCTGACCCATTGCAAATCCAGAGGAGTATTGCAAATGGTTTCTGTCCGTAATTGCAGAAGCGTTCTGCATAAGAACAGTGTTCAGGAGAGCGTCCTTGAACTTTTTTCCGGTCTCGCTCTTGAAAAAGTTATTGAGGGTTGTCGCGTCATCCCTGTTCCAAGGAAGCGCATCGACCCAGCATTGATGCCGGCCAAAAGTCCATGCGGCGCGGACTCGTGAAATGAGTGAGATCATCACTTAGCCTTCTTGCGACCGGCTGCGGCGCGGCGCATGAACTCTGCGGCCCCAAGATTCTTGCGACCAATGTATGCCGCGAGAGCTTTGGGATCATCCGCGCCCTCCTTCTTGAGTTGCGTTGCCAGTTTGCTGAACTTCGATTTCTTTTTCATAAATCTACCATGCCCGACATGACCAAGTTCTGGGTTTCGTAGGATCTTTCGCCGTATCGCAGTTGTGCCTCGCTCGGAAGCTTTTCCGCCGTTCCGGATCGTCCTTCTTAACCTCCATATTGGGATCACCGAAGCGAACCTTGATCACAGTGCCCTTCGGATTGCGGACGTACACCGCTTTCTTCTTGGACTCGCCCGGTGTGTAGAAAGGTTTGCCAAGCGATACTTTCTTTCCTTGGTACTCGGCCATATCAAGATTGGAATAGGGGTGAATCCTGCAACTCCTTGATGTTCTCCTGCCTCTTAGCCTTCTGGAACCTGATCTTCGGTGCCACACCCTCCTCAAGCTGCTCCATTAACGGAGCTTGGGGCTGGGTTTGCACCGGAATCGAGGTCAAAACGGGCTGAGGCTCCACAATAATAGCGGTCATAGCGTAAAATTCTCCGCACCAATCAAAATCCAGCACAGTGGGCCAGCAAGTTGGCCTACTGGTGGGCGGAAACCGCCGGCAGGTCTTGTCGGAGGCTCGATATCGGCAATCTTTGCAGGTCATAGCTTATTGAACCATCTGCGGCTCCGGTCCGGCGGGCGGCATTGGCATTTGGGGCTGCTGCTGCTGCAACAAACCGCTGCTGGTCAGGAACTTCTGGATCTCAGCCCTTAGTTTCCGCGCTTCATTGGTCGCCACCTGCTCGTACCCTTGCAACAGGCTGTCAATCCGCACCATGAACGCATTCTTGGAAGCCGGACTGAACTGCTGCCCCTGCTGGATTGCCCCATTCAGGTACTGCATCAGCACACCGATACGGCCCGCGAAGTTCTGACCTGGTTTAGCCGGCACCGGGATGCCGATTAGCAGTGTCGGGATCGTCTTGGTCTCGTCCTCCAACTCATCCTGCTGCTTCTGACCTGGATCCCGTATCAATCGCTTGATCAGGGACGGGTCATCCAGCTCCATGATGCTCTTATCCAGCTCCACCTGATCGACCCAGGGGCTGTTCTGGAAGAGTTGCTTACGGTTAATGGCCTGCTGAACCATCATCTGCCGGCTGACCATGTCCATACCGCCCTTCGGTTCCAGCTCATATTGATCGTGCAATGCCACCGGATCCGCATCCAGCGAGTCCTCCGCAAATCGATATCGTAAACTCTTGGAATCATACTGAACATAAAGTCCCCAAGCTTGCCGGTACATCTTGCCCAGTGCCATACGGAATAGTCGCGCCCGCAGATCCCCACTCTGCATTGCCTGAGCATTGATACTCTGAATCTCGGTCGCCGTCCGCCGGTCGCTGCCCCCGCCCATCGCACTACCCATCGCGTAATCCGGACTACCGATCCGGTTCTCCGCGACCGCCCGAGTCTGGTTCAGCTCCTGATCGAAGCTCACCGGCGGCTGCGGCATCTGGACCGGGGCCACGCCATACGGCAAGATCTGACCGGGCGAGAACCGCAAGTTGATGCTGTTCGGCAGCTCCCGTTCCGCTCGGAATAGCGGGCGATTATACAGCGTCATCGCGTCGTGTTTGTGGTTCCACATCGAGGTCATGGACAACTCGAATGGAGCCAGGATCTCGCACACGCCCCGCGGGCTGAACCATCCCTTGTCCTTGATCTCATACGGGAAGTCCACAAAGGGACATTGGCCATGATCATATGGCAACTCCATCGGATCTCGCAGATCCATGTCCACTGCCGCGGGGCTGTACAGGTAAACCTCCCACACCCCGTCATCCCGCTTCTTGTACACCTCCCACACAATCACACCATCGGTATTGCTCGTGTAAGTGATACCCTCACGAAGTTGCTTTGCGTCATCCTCGGTCGCTGCTCCCGGGACGTTATCGTCCTGCTGCGGATTACCCCGAATTTTCTCGATCGTCTTGGAATCGCTCTTCCACCCGAACTGCCCAGCCATCCGCTTGTACGCCCCCACACTCATCGGCATCACATGCACCGCCCAATCTGCATCCTGCAAATCCACGGTGTAGGCCGGCACAATAAAATACATCGGGTCAATCGCCTCAAACCCCACCCGCTTATCACCGGGATTCCAGAAGCACTTGATCACCCCGCGCCCGCTCATCAGCGTGTAATCCACCCAGCTCAGGACTTCGTCCGTAAAGTTGGTCTTGTCCCGAATCTTATAATTGAACCAGTCCTCAGCCACCTTCGTATACGCATTCAACTGCTGGCGCATCGGAACAAAGCTGGCCACAACATCCATGCCTAACGCCTGCTGGAGGAACAGCGGCTTGAGCTTCTCGATCGCCGTATCAATGAGCGGCCAATGCAGATCCGCGGCCTTGGGCCAGGGCTTATTGGTACGTCGCAATCCGTGATGGCGTAACTCATACCACCGCGTCTGCCTTATCTCCCACGGGCTTCGCTGGGCAACAGCCTCAACAATCTGGCCCTGCAACGAATTCCGCTGTTTGTCGCTCATCATAAATGTATACCCCTCTTCCTACCCGCCAACCTCGCATCCAGCAAGCGGAGACCCAGTTTCCTCCACCGGACCTATCTCATCCTCCATCCTTTCAAGCAAGCTCCTTCCATCCTCTCCCAATGCTTTCAGGTACTCATCCATCCGCTTCCCGCCACCACCGCAAAACGCCAGTACCATAGCATCCGCCCGATCCGGACTATTCACCCCGCGGGATCGCAACTCGTCCTTACCCTCCAGAGTCAACTTCCCCTTGCCATTAGTCCGCACCTTCCTGCTCACGAACTGCTGCAATAGAATCTCGTCCGTTCCCACCGGCCCCAGATTCACCTTCGCTTCCTCCACCATCCGCCCGAACTCGATCCACATCTCCGCCGCCCTATTCACGAACTGATCATCCCGAATGGCCCGCTCCCCAAAGTTCACTCGCCGCACATCCCAACCCTCAGAGCGCAGCGCATCACACATCACAACACCCATCCCGCCCACATCCGCATAGATATCCGCCGCCTTCAGATTCCACTTCCTGAACTCCGCTATGAACCTACCCACACTGGCCATCGTGTCCTTATCCCGCCACCGCACCAGCCCCTTAACGGTATTACCCTGGCGAATAACGAGAACGCTTTCATCACCACCAGCCGAGAAGTCACATCCCGCGGTCAACGGCTGACCCTCTGTATCCTCCTTAGGTGGGCCACTAACCACCCTCTGCCAATCGATCGTCTTCACCGCCGTCAAACTCCCATCGTCCTCCATGAACTCCGCGTAGATCATCGATCTCACCAGCGGATGCCCCTCGCCCCATCTCGCGAACTGATCGTCAATCCACTCCTTCCGGATATGCGGACAATCAAACGCGGTCACCGTAAAGGTATTCCACTTCCCATCGTTGCGCCGGAATACATCGTAGAAATAGCCGCTGCTCCCACCGGGGCTACTCATCAACAGAGTCCGCGTTGGCTGGCACCGTTCCATCGACTGGAATATCCCGTCCGGTACCGCCTTCGCCTCATCCACAATATACATCAAATCATTGCTCGGACCCTGCACATGCCAGCCCTCCGCCTTCTCAGGATTGCTCGCGCTAAACCCAATACACCTACTCACCAACTCCTGACCATCCACCTTCTTCGGGTACACATAGCGGATCTCGCCATCCTTGATCGAGAATCCATTCTCCTCGCCACCCAATCCATTGATCATCTTACGCAGGTGCGGCCACAGAGCATCGGCCACCTGTCGGTACACACCCGCCGTACATACCACAAGGCTCCCAGGCCAGCGGAGCATGTGCCAGACAACGGCTGACGCGGCTACCATGCTCGTCTTTCCAGAACCATTCGCGGCTTTGAGTGCCACCTTGGAATGCTTCTCGTTCAACGCTCCCAGCACCTTCTCCTGCCAAGGATAGGTGTCGCGAAGCCCCAACATCATCTTAGGGAAGTTGGCCAAATGTTGTGCCTCCTCCAGGAGCTTACGCTGCTTCCATGCAGGGATATGCGAACCCATTCCTAGTGAAGGGGATTTCTTCCGTTTAATTTGCTTGACACTCATAAAATTGGGTTGGGTGGGGAGAGGGGGGTATAGGTATCACCCACCCCCCCTCCTGGGTGGTCCCCCGCCCCCGTCGTCCTATTACCATATCCGCCATCCGTATACCGCTATTGCTATTGCCTATCCTATTTAGATTGCCCACCGAATGCGCCAAGTAAATTGCCGCTAACTGATAGTTCCTTACCACCTTTACCAGTATGCTCAAGTGATGCTCTTGCAACGTAGCCTCTAGTCCGTTCCAGCATCCACCCCGCCGCTTGCCAATTGGCTTCGCCGCTTATGATCTTCCTTTGAAGTAGCAACTCGCCCTCTGCCCTGGCTTGATCAAGCTCTTTCCGGAAAGCCGGGTTAGCGTTGATCCACCGCGCCCATTGTGTCTCGGTGGATGAGAACCCGCAGAGCATCGCGATGCGTTCGAGCGGCATGCCGTATCGCGCAGCTTCCATCGCCTTGTTTTTTGTTTCGGGTGACAAGGTCATTTTAGTGCCCTTCTCCGGCTTCGCCCTCATCCTAGGCTTCTCCAGGACAACCCCCGCTTTCGCTTTCATCCACCCCCTTTACCTCGGATTTATTTTCTTTACCTCTTTTGTTGCCAACCCTCAGCAACTGTGATCTCCTTTGCGCACGGCCTGATTTACGGGCCTGCAAAAAACTTATGATCCTCCTCCTCGATCACTTCAATCACACGCGGATCAGCACCCACCGCACGGTCGCGGCCGCGATCAAAGCCCGCATCGCCCATGCGAAACGGCTCAACCGCAACTCTCCCGGTTCCTACGTATGGTATCGGATCACGGACGCCGAAGGCCGCGCTATCTGCGGAGAACTGCAGATGGAAATTGAACTCGCCCTTCAAACCTCAGCCCGCTAATCCAATGAAACTCCGAATCCCCCCTCGCTTCCACGGCCCGCTATGCGCCCTTGGCTTCATTCTCCTTATGGCTCTTGTGGCTTTAATCGAAAGCCTCGGAGGTTCCCTTTGACTCTCTACCGTTGCAACGGCTTTCGCTCGGTTCGCGCCGAAGGCATCGCCGCCGCCGCTGAGATCTTCGCCCGCCGTGCCGCTCGCCGCGCATTCGGTCGCCGCGGATATGTTCGGACCCTTGTGGAAGATTCTTACGTCCCGAATCTCTCGATTGTAGAATTCGCCGCTTTCATCGGTTACTCGAGCGGCCGCAACGAAACTACCGGACATAACGTCCGTTTCACCGTAGTCAACGGAGGTTCCCTTTGAACGGCTTCATTCTCCACGAGGATCGCGACCGCGTGATCATCGCGACCGGCTTTGAAACTCCGAGCGATAACCGGAAAACCGGCGACATGATTCAAATTTGGATCCTAGTCAAAGCCTGTAGCCCTACCGAAGCAATCCGCACGGGCTTGGATCGTTTGATCTGTGGATCTTGTGTCCATCGCGGGCACGAAGAAAACGGCCGCTTCGGTGTTGAGCGCACTTGCTACGTGAACCCCGGCCAAGCCCCACAGGGTATCTGGAAGTCGTGGAAAGCCGGAAACTATGCGCCCTTGCGTAGTCTCGAGTGTTTCGTCGGAAGGAAAGTCCGTTTCGGAGCTTATGGCGATCCCGTGCACATCCCGCTTTCCCTTGCGCTTGCAATTGCGGGTGTGGCTTCGGGGTGGACAGGCTACACACATCAATGGCGGAAACCCTCCTTGCAAGGATGGAAAACCCTTTTGATGGCCTCGGTGGATTCCATCGCGGAACTTGTGATCGCCCGGTCGCTCGGGTGGAGCACCTTTCGTGTTGGCTCCGAAGCTTCGGTAGGGGAATCCCTTTGCGCGTCCGATCGCGATGGAACCCCATGCGCTGTGTGCCTGCTGTGTGCGGGTGCTCGCGGGGGTCTCGAGTCTGTCCACATTCCGCCCCATGGAACCGGTGCCCGTCACTTCGTGGACATGCCCGCTTTGATTGCGTGAATTCCCCGGTGAGTCCATCGGCAACGGTGGATTCCACGGGCAATTGATGCCCTTTAAACTATGCAATCCATCCAAACCAAATACCTACCCCCCACGGACACGAAGGGGGCACGCATCAAAGCAGCCTGTGAAAGGGGAACCCGTACAATCCCCTACCCTTACGAGTTGTCCGGTGATTCGGTCCATCGGGAAGCTGCCCTTCAATTGATTGAGCGATTCGTTGCCGAAGATTGGAAGGAGCGGGCCACGCCCCCATCGCAGAACCCGTGGAAAAGGGTTTTCGTGACTGGTTCCCTTCCCGATGGAACTATGGCCCACGTTTTCCTTTGACCCCATGAAACCCCTCCTTCGCGTCCTTGGGTATCTTGCCCTGTGTCTACTTTTCACCCTCCTTCTCATCCTATCTGCCCTTGCCGGCAACGGTAAGTAAATCCCAAGCCATTCACCACACCCCGTAGGTTTACCCCTACGGGCTTTTCTTTGCCCGTGTGGTCTCATCACCCCGCTTGCCGCCTTCCTTCCTTCCTAGGGCCTTGCCGCTTGTCTTCCTAGTCGGCCAATCGATTGCCCCCCTTGTGTGTGGTTCCCTTCCTTCCTTCCTTGTCACTGGTCACTGGTCACTGGTCACTTTCGATTTGACACTAGGTGACCAGGATACCCCCTAGGACATCGAATGTCCCACCCCGCTATTTGCATAGCACTCCAAGGTAAGACATCCCATGTCCCACCCCGTTACATCCACTGCGACCTTGCCGGTATCATCCCGAAATCTGTTTCGGGATCATGCAATCTCATGGTGCGGTATTCGGGATTCTCCATACGCCATACGGAATTCGGAATTCGGAAATCCAGAATCGGGAATCGGGGTACAGGGAAATCTCCATGCCATGAAAGATTACCCCTTGACGAGGAGGATCATGGTGCGGTAGGTTGGGCGGCGTGAACCAACAAACCATTGTCGCCACCTTCCGCAAGCCGGATGGAGAGATCGAGAAGGACTTCAGCTACCATGAACCGATCGGCGAGGCCCGCGAGGCTGCTGAGGAGGACGCTCATCGCTACGGGTGGGAGTTCCTGAGTGTGGAGGTTCAATGAAGCCCCGCATCCTTGTGGCCTGTGAGTACAGTGGCCGGGTTCGCGATGAGTTCGCGGCCCGAGGCTGGGATGCGTGGAGTTGCGATTTCGAGGAGTCAGACACGGTGGGCCAGCATTACCGCGGTGATGTGCGGGATCTTCTCAACCAGCAATGGGACATGCTGATCGCGTTCCCGCCATGCACCTACCTCTGTGGAAGCGGCATGCACTGGACTACACGGGGACTTCGCGACCCCAAGCTGACCGAGGAAGCACTCACATTCGTCCATCTGTTAATGAATAGTACCCCCCCCCGTAT